TTCCAGAATGGCCGTCTTGTCAGTCGTGGTAAGCTCCGGCTCCTTCGGATAGTTGCCGGTCAGGATGAATTGCTTAGTTCGCGAATCCTTCGGATCAAGGCCCATGCGGGTTGCCTCGGCTTCGCGGTCTGCGGTTTCGCGACCGATCTTGCTGCCAGAGGGGCCAGACGAGGGGCCCGGCGTAATCGTCTTTGAGCCGGTGTCGATGAAGCCGTAGGTCTTGTTCCCATTCGCGTCCTCTCCGGTGACGCCATAGGTTGGCTTGGATACACCCGCGATCGGCTCATAGGTGCCGGTGCGCTTGTTCACTCGATAGAACTGGTCGCCTACAGCCTGGAAATCATACTGAGGCCCGAGGGATTGCGTCAGGATGGCCCCGGCCACCTGTTTGACGGCAGGCGAGGCGCGCGGGTCGGACATGATCGCCGCGGCGAGTGCTTGGCGCTGCTGGGCGCTGCCCTGCCCGCCTGGCGCTGCCTGAGGCGCAACCGGCGCTTGGACGGCCTGAGCGAGCTGCTGAGGCGATGGAGCCGGTCGCGGCGGAACCGTCTGAGGCGGCACGGGCGGCGTGCTTGTCGGCATACCATTCGGTTGCAGCGCATTCCCCTGGGCGTCGGTCGGAACTGGCTGGCCGGCGGCCGTGAACGCCATGGCGCCCCCGGGCAACGCCTGCTGAGGCATCGGCGCAGGCGCGGGTTGGCCACCACCACCGATGGAAGCCATGATCCGCTGAGTGCCGTATGGGTTGCGCCCGTTCTCATGCTGGATCATGCCAGCCATAAGGGCGGATTTCACCTTGGGATCGGACAGATCGAGCGGCGCGTTTGGATCGACGCCCATTTGCTTTGCGACGCTCTGCGCATAGGCCGAGACGTTGTTTCCGTCGCCGGCCGGCGCCCAGCGCCCGACAATTCCGGCCACTGTGTTGAGGCCGTGCTTGTTCTGGTAGGTATCGAGCAGCTTCGACTGAGCCTGGAAGCCACCCTCAGGGCTTTCAAAGCGAGCGAACCGGCCATCCGATCCGGCATACCCGGGGATCGATCGCGCGAAGTTGCCATCTTCTATATTGCCGGGATTATTGTTCCTGATGCCGCGCGGGTCGCCTCCACCGGTTGAGGCCGGCGCTGCGGGAGATGGACTTGCCGGCGTCGGCGCTGTCGCACCGGAGAGCGGCATAGGCGAGCCAGAAGATACAGGAGAGGAATCTCCACCGCCCCCAAGCAGCTTCGCAAGCTGCTGGGAGCTATACGCCTGATTGGCCTTATCAGCCTCATCAAGGCGGTTGTTCTGGATCGTGCCGGAGAGCGCCTGAACAAGCCGAGCCGCACCCTGTGTCCACGATTTGATGGGGGCCGTGTCGGTGGACTGCTTCAGCAGCGCGTCCGCCATAGCGCGGCGACGCTGGATCGATTCGGGCGTAAGCGTGTCTTCTGAGGAAAAGAAGCCGAGAGCCATTTACGGGATCTCCGCATAGTTGAGGGCCTTGAAGCCGCCGACATCATAGACCGCGTGCGGGTAAAGCTGCTCGACCTCATCGGCCATGAATCCGCGATAGCGCGGGCCATTCCACACATAGGTCCAGTCGTAGATGCCTAGGCCGTTCGGATCGCGTCCGACCTTCACAATGTCTTTCTTCAAGCGTCGATCAGAGAAGACAATCGGGAGAGCGGCCGCGCCGATACCGAATGCGCCGCTCATCATTGAATTGTTCTGCGCTTGCGAAGCATTATAGGCGTCGAGCTGGTTCTTGTAGGCCTGGTTGACGATGCCGCCGACATCGGTATTCGCCTGGGTCGTGGTCTGCGGAGCGCCAAGGGTCGGGTTGCTGACTTGAGAGCCCGACATAAGCGCGCTGATCTCATTGAACGGCTGATTTCGCGCCGTGAGGGATTGCGAGAACGCCTGATTGTCGCCGGTCAATGCCAACTGGTTATAGGCATCGTTCTTTGTCTGCCCAAACTGGTCCATGGCGCGCTGATAAGCCGCCGTGCCCACTCCGATGCCCTTATTGGCAAGCTGCTGCTCAAGCGTCGCCTGATCGCGCTGAAACCGCGGATCGAGACGCGCTTGCCCTAGCGTATTGATGCGATCCGCAATAGCTTGATCAGGCTTGAATTCGGTCCCGAGCAAAGCGCCGAGCCGGGCGCTCGCATCGACGCCGATCTGGCCGATGTTCTGGCGGGTCTCAAGATTCTTATCATAAACCTGCTGCTCTCCGGCGGAATAAGCCTGAGTGCTTTCGTATTTCGGGGTTCCGTCCGCATTGGTTCCGACAATCTTATAGGTCAGCGAGCCTTGCGGGCCATACTGATCGTATCGATTGAGGTTCGCATTCGCGACAGCCGTTTCCTTGTTGCTCTGCGTCTGCGCTTGAGCAACCATAAACGGGTCTGGTGCGGGAGGCGGAGAATTGTCTGAGCCCATTATTTCATTCCAAGCCAGCGGGACAAAGCCACGTCCCGGTCAAGACGATAAACGATTGCATCGTCAGCCTTCTGAGGGCCGAAGAAATTGCGCTGAGCGGCTTCAAACTGAAAGCCGATCTTGGGTAAAACGCGACACGTGCGCTTGTTCGATCGACGGGTTTTCGCCGTCATTCTCAGGCATCCGAGTTGAACAAACCCATAGCGGACGATCGCCCTAATGATTCCACGTGAAACATTTGGGCAGTAGACGGTTATTTCGATGTTTGCGCCGTTGTAGCTATTAAAGACCGCGCCGCCGAACAGGCCCCGATCTGGGTTTACAAACCCGATGGCGGTATACGGCGGATGGATTGAAAGCCCGATCTGTTGAGAGACATAATCCGCGACGAATTCATCCTCTCCAAACAGGAATTCCATCAAAGCGTGCCGCCCCGCTCAAACGTGACATCGAAGCCGTTAACCTGCAGCAGGATCGGGCTTCCTGTTCCGAGAGCGGAAACCTTCAATCGGAGCGCCGCGGTATAGCCAGGCCTTTCCGTCAATCCCTGCCAGCTATTGAAAAGCACGCGATCGGCCGGCCAATTCGCCTCATCCCAATTGAATTGATCCCAAAGGATGACATCGGAGACCGCATTCTGGACCGTGCCATTTGGCGGGCGGTCCTCATAATCGATGTTCAATCCGACTAGCGGAGAAGACCGACCATCGGAATAGATGTTGACGCGGACCATCTTGAACTGCTTCAGGACAGAGCCGGCACCAAATGAATCGTCATACAGGCGCATGTCGCCTACGATCGCAGCCCCGCCGTCCGAAGCGGCGCAATCTGCCTCATAGACCACGCCATCATTGCCGCCGAAGAACAGGCGATCCTCAAATACGTGCCAGCAATTGGCGTTCTGGTTCGTGAACCTGCACCAGGCACCCGTGATCGTGTTCATCACAAGCTGATGCTGAAGCCGCCCCTCATCGATCGGCACATTGACAATTGCCATCGTGCCCCGAGGATAGGCTATAATCTGCCAGCCGAAATTGTCCTGATAGAGCCGCGCCAGCTTGTTCATTGCCGGCGAGATATTCTTGGTCATGGCGAAGTTATTGACCGCCGCCTTATCAAGAATAAGCGACTTCGACAGAGGCAAAACGCCTTCGGTCGTGATAATGTAAATGTCACCTCCGACCTTCAACAGGCAACGTTTCCCGATAGGGGTCGGGACTGTGTAAACGCCGATCAGCGCCCAATCATTCGGGTCAGTCGGATCGCTACCCTGATAGATGGCAATCTGGCCTTCCGAAGTGACGAACACTGCATGATCGTCAGGCCCGCTACCGCCATCAATCGTCCATGACATCATGGAGAGCAAGTGCCCGCCCATGCTGAACACATTGCCAAGCGGGAAGTAATCAGCAGCGCCCGCGATACTGTCCGAAGGCAGAAACCCGAAGGATAGCGAGTCCTTGATCACGAAATACAGCCGGCTCTTGAACACCATGACGTGAGAAAAAGTGTCGCTCAACACGCCGGTAATGCTTGGAACCGTCCAGTTTGTCCCGTCGTAATAGAACGCCTCGTCCTCACCATTCACGCAGAACAGAAAGTTGCCGCCCGAGGTCGAGAAATTGACACTTTCGATCTTGGAATTGGTAAGGCCCGTCACTGTCGTGGCAGCAGCCGAGGAAGACGTTACGTCGTAAACCGTGCCATTTGCCACCGAGAACATAGCGTTCTGGCCATTCTGCGCATTGAGCGACATGATGGTTTGAACGGCGGTCGTCTCGGTCGTGTCCGAATGCTGCTCCCAACCAAACCGCAGATCCACAGTGTCGGCGCGCGGAAAGTAATTCTCCAGAACGAATGCAATGCCAGGCTTGCCAGCAGCGATATTTTCGAGCGCGTACCAGCCCTTTGTCGGAGGCGGGAACGACTTCGTACTGATGATCGCGCTACGATTCCCGCGCTGGCGGACCGGTTCGAGGATCAAGGAACGATTACCCTGATATCGCCATACATGCCGGCGGCAAGGCCGTCATTGATCAGCTTCCGGCTTCCACGAAGGATCGGCCGCGGAGAATCATTGAACACATAGCGCTCACGATGAAGCTGATAGGTGCGGAAATCCTCGCCATAATCGAAGCCCTTGGCATTCTTGAAGCGCCAGACTAGCCCCAGTTTCAGGACATTCTCAGGAACCAGAAACCGGTCTGTGTCGAGCGTGAAGCGCGGCTTGCGCGTGGTCATGTCGTCAGAGATTGCCCAATAATCCGAGCGGTATTCGCAATTGATCTGCTGCGCCGCATCGATCGCAGGATAAAATTCGATCTGGTCGCCGTAGAGCCGCCAGACAGGGCGCAACAGAGAAACGCTGTCCGATTGGAGGGCCAGCATTTCCTCGTCGGATACCTGCTTGAGGGACTGCCAAAGCCCGTCCTGCATCCAGAAGACCTGACCGGGAGCGAACTTGGCAAAATCAACCGGGAGATCGAAGAGCGTATCGCTGCCCGTCCCGGTCAGGGCGGCGCGGACCTTCAATGACCGCCACCCATGATATTTGGAGAGTTCATCCCCCTCGACCCGAAGCAACGCCATGAAATTGCGCGTGATCGCGTCGGTCGAATTATAGACAATCGTCGGCTGAGCGAAGCCGCATAGCTCCATCGCGTCTTGAACGACGGTCAAAAGGCTCATTGCGGCTTCCTTGCTGGATTACGCGGCGGCGGCCGGCGAGACGTTCAGTTCGTCCGCCATGCGCACCAGCGTTTCATGGGAAGGATTACCGCGGGGAGCCTGCCCCGTGCGATCCTTGATGTAGGCCTTGATCGTGTCGGCATCCATGGCCTGGAATGGCGAGGGGCCGGCAGGGACCTGGGCTGCGGGCTGTTTGGCAGCTACGAGTTCTTGCACCTGGGCAGCGAGAGAGGCCAACTGATCGCGCAGCCCGGCGTTCTCGGCAGCCAGGCGTGTCTCAAGAGCGCTGTCATTGGCCTTGCTGATATAGGCCTTGGCCTGATCCTGCATTTTGCGGGCGCCCATGCCGAACTTGGAGAGATTGGCGTCAGGCATGCCGGCAAGGGCTTCCAGCGTATGGACGTTGAATGCCTTCAGTTCAGCCTTTTCAGCATTGCTCAGGAACGGCGCTTCGTCGATTGGCGTCCCTTCCCCGAAATACTGCTGATTGCGCTTGAAAGCGGCATAATGCTCGGGAAAGCGATCGGCATAGGTCAGCCACGAATTGTCTTGCGGATTGCGGACGGACAGCTGATTAGCCGGGGCGACCAGCTCACGATGCTTGTCGCCGGGGAACCTGATCCTGACGAATTCGCGGTCTTCGAAGATCGGCCGGCCCTTTTCGAGGGACTTCGCTTCGAGCTTCACCGCATCGGTGAAGAATTCAACGTGAACGTCTGATTTGTGCTCGGCCATTGGGTTGCCTTTCTGAGAGGATGCAAAGAAAAAGGACGGCCCGTAGACCGCCCTCGTTGTCGAGATGGGTTGCCGATCAGGCCGCCGTGGCGTCGTCCATCCACGGGCGCTGAATTTCGAATTCAGCGAGACCAGCGGAAGGCGTACCGACAGCAGACGCGCCCAAGGCGTTCTTCACACGGTCGCCCGCGACAACGGCGTCATCGACGCTGCCGGCGGTTGCCGTAGCGTAGACAAGGGCATTGTCGAGATAGCCGGTCAGAGCCTTGCCGATCGCCTTGCCGCTGATCTGATACCAGCCATATTGACCGGTAACATTCGCCGACATGGCGACGGCGACGGGGCCGATCGCATTGGCCGCAAGCAACGTGGTCGAATAATCATCCGCGTTGAAAGTGACCCACGTCGCTGCCGTGGTCGCGTCGAGACCCTTGAGATAGATGAACTCGCCCATATTATAGGTCGGGTCCACCGCCTGCACGATCGTGCCAAGGGCAACCTTGGCGGTCGTATCGGTATCCGTAATCCTGGGATAGCCGAGGTTGTTATTGGCAATCTTGTAAGCCATGATTGGTTCTCCTTTCAGGCTCGATTACGGGGAGGAATCGTAGAGCTTCGCCATGTGCAGCGGGTTGTTCATCGTCAGCTCACCGTAAAAGCCGATGTGCTGGACAATGGCATCCTGATTGACAGGCTGCTGCTTGCCGCCGAACTTCACGAAGTTGCGATCCGGGTGATACCGGAACTTCAGCGCATTGGTGTCGATGAAGTAGGTCGTGTTGGACGGCATGGCAGAGCCGATGCCACCTTCAAGAACCACATCGACCGACTTGCCGGCGCCGTAATATTTCAGCGACGTGAAGCCGAGTTTGCCGAGTTCGTTCTCATTGTGGATCTGCTGGATCGCTACGGTCGCCGCCGTATAGGCGATGTAGTGTTCCTGGGACATGCAGATCATGTTCGGACCCTTATTGCCACGACTGCGGGCGATCATGATGTTATCGAGGATCGTCTTGATCGTGGTTCCCGTGACGCCGGTAATGCCGGAGAAGGCAGAGTTGGCGTCATAGGTGGTCGTCTGCCAGATCGCATTGGAGCGGGCGATGCCGCCATACGAGCCTGAGCTGGGAGTCGTCGGAATGACGAGCTGCAGGCCACCGATCTGCTTGCCGCCGTCCGCGGTGCCGTCCGAATGAAGGTCTTCGGTGAACCGATCTTCGAGTTCGGTTTCCGCTGCCTTCATATGCTCGCGGAAGATGTCCTTGAGCTGGTTGGTGCCGGAGTTCTTGAGGATGTCCTCACCCGAAAGCGTGACGGAGACGGCCGCAAGCTTGGGGGTGAATTCAGCATCGTTGAACAGTTCGACCGGCGACGGGTTGAGATACTGGTAGCCCGAATAACGGGTATAGGACCCGGATTCGTTGTAGAGCAGTCGCTCGCGGATGGTCGGACCCGAGAAGGACTGGAACTGGTTGCGCTTCTTCATCATGTAAAGAATGGCGTTCGAGTTCGACACAAGGTCAGCATAACCCTGAGAGCGATCCTCAAGCGCCTGCGAGAAGGCTTCCTGAAGCCTTTCATTCGTGTTGAGAGCCATTGTGGCCTCCTACGTATGAGCTGGGATTATCCGAGACCCACGGCCGCAAAAGCGCGGTCAATGGATTCATCGGGCGAGGATGACGGCTTGCGGTTTGCGGGGTTTGAGCCCGAACTCGGAGCGCCAGTCACAGAAAGAGAGCCTTTGCGGGTTTGAGCCGCAAGGTCGGGGGTCTTCACAGCCGGTTGAGCGGCTTGGGCAGTCGGTGCCGGGGATGAGCCAGGCACTTGGGTAGCCGGAGCGACCTGTTGGACTGCGGCAGGTTTGATCCTGTCCGCGATATCGTAGGCGCTCGGCAGATCGTGAGCCATGCCGTTCTCAAGCAGTTGAGCTATCGTCGGGCGCAGTTCATCGAACCGGGGATGAGCAGCGGAGAAGGTCGCAATCTCGCTCTGAAGCTGTTGCGTCTGCTGCTGCTCGAAAGTGGTAGCCACGCCGGTCACCTGCTGTTCAAGGCGGGTGATGTGCTGGCGCAAATCTCGTATGGTCGCATCGGATTGCGATGCCTGCTGATCGGCGGGTTGCCCCAAGACATGGGCAGCAGCGTCTCGAAGCGAAATTCCGATATTGTCGCAGACGGCCTGCAAGCCCTTGATCGGGTCCTGGCGCAGCAAGCCTTCCATGTTCGTGTATCGCGTCAGGGCGGCGTCGAGTGTCGTCCCGCTCTTTGCTGCCATGTCGATGAACGGCTTGATCGGTGCGATCTGCTGCTGATATTGCTGCAAGCCGCTTTCCATTTCGGTGAAGGCTCGCTTGACTTCGCCCCTGATAGACTCCGGCGCTGTAGCCCATGCGGCCTTGGCATCAGGCGAGAACCGCGCGGGCGGCTCGTCGAGAGGGCTTGGCGTCTTGACCGGCTCTGCCGCGACGGGCTTGGCTGGGTCAACAGGAGCAGCGGCCACAGGCTGGGTGGATGCCTCGATAAACTTGCCGTCAGGACCGCGGGCACGCTCTCCCTGCGCTGTCGGCTTGGCCTGCTGGGTCTCGGTCGCCTTTGCTGCCGTTCCATCAACCTGAGCGAATGCCCGGTCAATGCTATCATCAATCGATCCACTGCCCTGCTCGGCCGGCGTCGAGGTTACATCTGCCGGGTCTTCCGAGACAACAGCGGTGTCAACCGCCGCGCCTTGCGCGTCGTTCATGTCCATTTGATTTTCCTGTCTGAGAGGAGTGCGGTTACGCGCCTAGGCCAGCTTGAGAGAAAGCCTTGTCTACTGATCGAGCGATCGCCTTTTCATCGGGCGGCGGTCTTTTGCGAGGCCGGAACATGGCGGGATCATTCCCGACCTCGATCACGCCGGCTTCCTTGTAGGTCTTTCGAAGGTTTCGCTTGCTGTCGTACATCTTGCCATCAAGCATGGATTTGACGGGCTCCATGGTATCGGCAATGAACATGGGCGACGGAAGATGCGAGCGGCTGTCCTTGCGAACTGGAATGCATTCGACGGGCCAGGGCTGATCCAGATCGTGCCAGCCCGTGCAGATTTTGCAATAGCGTTCGCTCATGCTGGGTCCAAGAGTTCATACGCGCGGCCAACAACGAGAGGCCCATACGCTTTGCCGACGCAGGCTTTTGCCAGCGCGATCTCTTCTGCAAGCAAATCAATCGACTTTGCGCCCTGGATCTTTGTCGCCAGTTGGAAACGTCTTATTTTGTCCGCTCCTTGCAAATTCGGCTCATCCGTGAATGACAAGAGCAATGCATTCGTCACAGCATCTCGAAGAGAGAACGGGTTCCCTTTTTCGTCGATCATCGCCTTATTCTGGAGATCCTTAAGAACGGTGTCGAAATTGATCTTCAAGAAATTCTCCTTACGGGCTGATGTTTAGGACGCCAGCGTTATTCCAAACGCGGCCGGTAACGCCTGGGCTTGATGTTGGGAGGCTTGACAAAAGCAGGTTCGCCACGGTCAATAGGGCATTACCGCCTGCGCTAGTGGTCATCGAATACGTGCCTCCGCTCATGTCGCCCTTGAACACGTTGCCGATGTTCACCTCATTGCTGACGGTCGCGGTGGATGGCTGGATGTTGTAGCCGATCAGGATCACATTCGAGGACGTGCCTGCGCCCTGGAAGTTCGTCCCCGTTAAAGCACCAAGCAACACGGACTGGTTTATGACGCGATTCTGGCCGCCACCGCTATTGCCGTAACCCGCCTGATAACCAATGCCAACCGTGCTCGTTGCTGTGTTAAATTGGAAAGCACTGGCACCCATAATGTCTGTCTGGCTAATATTGGTGCTGCCTCCATTTCCTCTGCCGGCAAGATTGCCGATGATGTTGGAAGTGGAGACGGTTACAGTGCCTTGCGCGTTTCCGCCCTCATTCCCGATAAGGACCGAATTGTTGATGCTCGTGGCTGCAGCCCCAGCCGTATCGCCGATGACAACTGACGTTGCGATCGATGTCGCAGAAATAGCCGCAGCGGTTCCGATACAGACGGCGTTGTTCTGAGATGCCGGAAGAAGCGCCTTACCGGCCTGCGAACCGATGAGAATATACCGGCTGCTGCCACCCAGACCGACCGGCCCATCATTTCCCCAATGATAAAGCTGACCTTCCGTGCGAATGAACGAGGGGAAAGCGGTTGCGGTGCCGATATCAATCCTGCTTGCCGATAGCGACAGGCCTGCGTGAAACGCGATATCCGTCGAGCGCAGGCCCGCAATATCGGACTGGCTCAGCAGCACATTTCCAGTACGCCCAGCGACGCTGAGAACCGGCGCCGCCGCCTGCGCTAGGTCCACATCGACGAAGCTGGCGATCTGGGAGCTGCTCAGGTTCGTCGGAACGGAATAGGCGCCCGGAGCAACGGACACCGTCTGCGTGCGGCCGTTTGCAAATGTATAGGTCAGGCTGCTCGCGCCCGAAGGCAGTGTGAAGGACAAAAGATCGGCGGAACGACTGGCGGCGGTTGCAGCAAGCCTGGCGATGTAGGTTGTGAATGGAGAGGTGGCGGTAGCAACCTGCTCCATCTGCGCGCCGCCGAGGTCCCAGCCGGCGGCCGTGGAGCCTAGGAAGGTCTCGTTTCCGAGCGTGTCGATGGTGTAGAAAAGAGTGCCAGGGACAGCGCTCGCTGTTGCAGTGAAGGTCTGGGAAAGGCAGTAGAAGCCATTCGCTAGCTTCACGAAGCTCCAATTGGGATTGGTTGTCGTGACGTTTGTGAAGTCGAGATAGAAGATGGTGGCTGTTCGGCCGCCGGTGATCTGCACCTTCATCCGGGTTCTGTTGACCGGACGAATGTAATAGGACTCCGCGTAGAAGAGGCCGGAGGTCAGTGTTAAACCGGAATCGTAATGGTAGACATAATGCTGAGTGTTTGTAGCTGCCTCGCGGAAGATACCCGCTGTGGTTCCGCCGTCCAAGCCTACGGCGGCATTGGCCGTGCGCGTTCCGATACCGACGTTTCCAAAGGACCAAACAGAGTTGCTTGAGTCTTGGGTATAGGTGAAAAGGTTTGACGCCGCCGGCTCATAGAGCAGATTCGGAACCAGCGTCACCGGATCATAGGAGAGCCGGGGCTGGTTGGCAGATCCATTGGCTAAATTGCCACTGGAATTCCAATACGGGGCGACGGAGCCGGAGCGCGTGAACGTGCCAGAGACAGACGTCAGCCACGTCGCGAAGACGCCAGTTTGCGCCCCACCTCCATAATAGTTCGGGGTTGCCCCGAAGATGGCATATAGATCTGCCGTGGGTGGCGTCGGGCGCCAGCCGGGAGCAACGGCGATGGACGAGCCAGAGCCGCCGCCAGATACACCTCGCAACATGGGCTAAGCTCCCTTGCCGGGCGTAACGTAAAGCGTCGCCGTGCTGGACGCGGTGATGACCGCCATATGAGTGTGGGCGCCGGGGATCGTAAATACTTCGATCGTACCGGGAAGGATTGGCATTCCGGTCGTGGTCAGCGCTGCGGCGCCTGAATTGCCAGTGGTGATAAAAGCAATCGCAGCATTTCCGGGCGGAGCCACGATGCGAATAGTCCGCTCGGCCAAGGACGCTCCAGCGATCAGCGTTGCGGCGCTCGCCGTCGTTCCGCTGATCGTGACGGTATCGCCGCCAACAGTGAAAATTTCCATTATTCGGATTCCTTTGGCTCTGGCTTTTCAGCCAATTCCATCTGCCGCTCGGCATGGTCGATGGCTTGTGCGTCCTGAATGGGTTTCAGCGTCGGCGTTTCGGCTCTGATTTTGTCGATCTCGGCCCGAATTTTCTCGATCTCAGCCATGGTCTTTTGAACTGCTGCTGCGTTCTGCTCAGCCTCAAAAGGCGTTTGCGCTTCGGCCGGCTGATTGGCGGCGGCTTGTGCTTCGGCCAGTTTGCCTTGCGCCTCGATCTGCTTAATTTGAAGGTCGATCTGCTTGATCTGCCCTTCCAACTGTTTCATGGCCATGTCGGCCTGAGCCCTGCCCTGCTCAATCTGCATTTCCTGCTGCATCTTCTGCTGCTCAGGATTGGGCGGCGGCGGCTGGCTGGCCTTCTGCTTGATCTTCTCGGCAAGCTCTTCGATCGCGCCTTCCAACGGACGACCGGCACGAAAGCCGGCAGCAGCGAACTTCAGCATTTCAGTTGCGAGCGGCGCTGCTTCAGGCACCTGCTGAACCAGCGGAATAGCCTGCTCGAAGAAGCCACCAACAGCCGAAAGGAACTCAGTACGGCGCTGCTTGTCTGCGTCCTCGTCGGGCTGAATGGTCGAATCCGTCTCGATATCCAGCACAAACGGGCGTATGCGATTGGCCTGCAAAAGCTCGGTCACATCCTCGAATGTCACGGGCAACTTGCCGGGCGGTGGTGCCGGCTGGCCTTGGGCTTGCGCCTGGGTTGCCATCGCAGCAATCTGCTGCTGGATCATCTCACGCGACGGCAACTTGACCTGAGACATCGCCCTCAGCGTCTCGGGCTGGAAATTCTCCGATATGATCTCGCCGCCCATGCGAGTAATGTCGCGGGCAATGCGAACAATCTCGGCCTGACGATCCCGAATGCGGATCGAACCATACTGAGACTTGAGCTTTTGAGCCCCAAGCGTTTCACTGGCGACCGTCTCGCCACGCATGATGTCGGACAGGCCGGTTATCTGGTAAACGTCGTCGATCAGTTGCTTGCGGTTGGCGATCAACTCTTTGATGACCGTGGCAATCTCGACCACGGGAAGCCAAGCGATCGCATCCTTGATCGTCTGATTTCCAGCCGCCAAGGCAAACGTCGGAACCGGGATGAGGATCGCGGCGTTATCTTGCTGTTTAATCGCGGATTCGATGGCGGCTGATATATCTTCGCTGCCCGCCGCGTAAAAGCCCTTCATCCGCAGGCTTTCGCACAAGGCGGCAATACGCGCCGTTAGTTCGTTGATCTCCTCGATCTGATCGCGGTAATAAACGAAATCGGGAACCGGGATCAGCGATCCGCGCTGCAGCGTGCCATAAGCAGGCCGAGGGCATGGGAAGAAGTTTTCAAGATCCAGCCAGGGTGCCTGAACGTCGAGCACATCGGCCATGCCGGGCGAAACCCAAACAACAGCCTTCTTGCGCTTGGACCAGATTTCCCAAACCTGGGCCTTCAGCTCACCTTCGTAATCCTGCCCGTCGTCCTTCTTGTGCTTTTCGAATGAGCACTTCAGGAATTCATCGCCAAAGCGCTTGACGCCGTCCTCTCGGTTCAGCCAATCGCGCTTGGCAACCCAGCCGACCTCTTTCCACTTGCGAGCCGGCTCGTGCAGAAAGTCCTTGCGATCGATATGATCGTAGCAAGCCTTTTCCTTGAGCTGCCCTTCCGCAATCTGTTCAGCCTCATAACGAAGCCAGACGACACCACGGGCATTGATCGCCATATCATCGCGGATCGCCCTCATGGTGGAGTCGATGTCCTCCAGATCGAAGGACGTACACAGCGTACGCTCTAGAACCTCAGAGGCTTGTCGGGGAAGTTCCGCGGTATCTTTGAACCGGGGCACGACAACAGGAACAGGCGGCCGGGCATAGATCGAAGGCTTCAAAACCTCCAGATTTGCCCAGAATATCTGAAATTCCCGATCAGCACGGACAGCAGCAAGCTTCTCAAGGTTTGCGTATAGTTTATCGATATTGTCGCACTTATCCTGATAGGCTTGGAAGCACTGCGTTCCATCCTTGATCAGGTCAAGCCACGGCTTAGCATCGCGCGGGAAGTCCGCCATGGGATCGGCGGCCGGCGCGGCTTCTCCCGTGGGGGCTTCGTTAATGTCGTCCATGTCTCAGATGCGAATCCTGTTGGATCGTGAGGGCTCGGGAGCGCCAGGCAGGTAGACTTGGCCCTTTGCCGGCTTGCGCGGCGTGGGAAGTACAGGCTTGGGCGGGATGATCGGGCAGTTCACTGCGAACTCTCCGAAGGCATCCGAACCATGAGAATTGATGTCGTGCAGCGGCGTCGTGTAGGTCCCAAGCGCATCATTGAACTTGCGGGAGTATCGACGCAGCCGGGACAGACCCAGCATCACGCGCTTGGTCTGGTTGAATCTCGTAATCGGTAGAATGCGACGGACAGCGTTGACGCGATCGGCTGGGTTAGTCGCCGCTCCAATTCGGAGAGGCTTCACGCCCAATTGCATAAGGGTCAGAGACCGAGGCCGGGCACCCGCGCCCCACTCTCGCACTCTGGCGTCATGCGGTACGAAATGCTCTCCGTATTCAAACGCCTTATCGCGGCCGAGGCTTTGCAGCCCTTCGACGCGCTCCTGAAGATCAGGCAGGCATTCCGGCAGGCCTTCACGGACGATTTCCTCCGCGCCAAAGCCAGTTGCCTCGTAATAGTCAATCACCCAAACATTCACGCCATCGTCCTGAATGAACCAGATGGCCGTGTAGTCATCAACGCCGATATCCCAGGCCGTCTTGACCGGGTATCTTGGGTCATACGGGAAATAGCCGACCCTGCCGGCCTTCTCCGCTTCTGCAATTAGGCGAGCGTAATATGCGCCCTCAGTAATGATCTCGTATCCACCGCCCCACACATGTTCCGCCATTTCGGCGTCAATAGCGTAGTCGGCGTCTTTCTCCTCCCGAAGCACATCGGGAAACCATGGATTGTCATCCCAATTGACCGGGACCGAGATAGCGCGCGGATGCCTAGCTTCACCCCGGAAGAATGAATCCACCGCGTCTGTGTCGTGCCGCGGGTTCCAGCCAAACCACAGTTCCGATCCATCGACGCGGATTGTCGGGCGAAGCAGACGAAGCGATTTCTCGCTCAACGTCTGCGCTTCCTCAACCCACGCAATATCAAAATTCTCAAGCGACTTGATATTCTCGGCATTGTAAGATTGCATGCCGCGAAAGATGATCAATGAGCCGTTCTTGCCCCTGATTTCAGTCTCCAGCGCATCGAACGACGAGCCGAGGCCGAACTTCTGGATCTTGTCCACCAAGAGTTGGCGAACTGAATCCTTTATGCTCTCCTGAACCTCTCGAATGCAGACGACACGCTTCGGAGCCGCATAGCAGGCCAATATGACCTGTTCCGCGAAGAAGTGGCTCTTTGCCCCGCCTCTACCTCCGTAAGCCCCCTTGTATCGCGCCGGCTGCAATAGCGGCAGGAAGACCCGAGGGACCTCAACGTTTAGGATCGACAATGCTTATCTGGATGGCCTGAGGCTTTCCGTCCGGTCCATCGGGTCCAGCGATCTGAAGTGGAAGCACCTTGCCGAGCAACGCCATGAACGGGCCAGGATTGTTGATTGCCTGTATCTGGAGGTATGCCGCCATATCACCGTTTCCGGCGCCGGCCGCAGCTTTCAGAATAGCGTCCTTGAGCAATGCTGTGGTTTTGTTTGGAACGCCCTTGACCCTGCCCTTGCCGGCGTTGGGCGGCTTAGCACCTGGCACTACTTTGCTGGATTTCGGGGTCATTGAAGGTCACCGGTCTGAGCGGTTGCGTTAAACAAAAACCCGCCCAGTTTCCCGGACGGGTTGAAAATAATTTACTCAGTAGAGTAAAAACCCATTGCAATCTCTACTGAGTAGAGTATTATCAATGGGTCAGGTAATTCCGCCTGACGATCCAAGGAGATGGACGATGAAGGTTTCCTTCAAAATCCAACTCCGGTTCTGGAAGTGGACAGTAGCCCTGTCTGTTTCCCGGTAACCGGGCCGGGTGGGGTGTTCGTAGCACCCCACCCGTGCCTGAGTCCAATAT